ATTGTCTGCTGTACCTACCCGAAGGTTTGATACCATGAGACGCTCGGCAACAAACTGAAGCTGACGAGGAACGATAAGCTTCATGCCTTTAAGGGCAATGATCAAACCGCGCTCATCAACAAAACCAGCGATGCTGATAAGTGAGTCTTCAAGAGAAGTCTCATTCAGGTCAGCAGCAGTTGCTGGCTCATTGGCGAATGTGCCACCACTTGTAAGCGGGTGATTAGTGGCGCAGAGAGCAACACCGTCACCACCAGCAAATGCGCCAGCGGAGAATGCATTGTTAAGAACTGCGGCAGCTTTAACCTGCTTTGTGTGTGCCATCGAACGAGCGAGAGCACGAGTGTACCGAGAAGCAAGACGATCATAAAGATTGTCCTCAACTGCTTCTTCAGTGATTGAGAAGGCCATTGCCACTGTCTCGTGGTTGTAACGAGCAGTGTAGGCTTCGTTGGCATCGTCAAAAGCAACACCTGTACCCTCACCCTTGACAGGTGCGGCACCGAAACCTGATAGCATTACCTCTTCTTCAAACGCCCGGTCAGAAGACTCGGTGTCAAAGATTTCAGCATGCTGACCTTCATATCGATCATATTCCATTCCAAAGAGAGCGTTTAGACCCGGCTCTAGTTCTTTGGCAAGTTGTGCGCGAGAAATAGCCATTATCTAACCTCCCTACGAAATTGCAGCTTCAGAATCAGCCTGAAGCAGCGCATGGTTGTTGATCATCACAATCATAGGAATACCCGCAGCAGCAAAGTCTTCGTTGTCTACATCATCAAGAATGCCAACAATCTTCAAAGGAAGAGAGGCGTTTGATGAGTCTAGTGTAGCAACATCCATCTTCGCGGATGAGATTCCTGTGGTTGTACTTCCGCTTGCGCCGCTATCCAACATTGTGTTTTCAAAAATAGCTGCTTTAGCGGTTGCTTCATCCGTAAATGTCGCATCAGTAGCGATAATGAAGCGCTGAAGTGGGTTGTCATACACAAAACCTGTAATGTCGAAGTTTGTGTTTGCACTTCCTGAACCGGGCCAAGTGTTCGAGAACACTTTCTTTCCGGTAGTGGCTGAAACATACTCACATCCTTGGAACACGCCAACATATGCCACGGTATCTCCTGAAGCAGAGCCAACAACGATTGAACCACCGTTGTCACACTTTACTGGAGTACCTTGGAATATTGCTGCTGCGGAACTGCCGATGGGGTATGCATTCACACCGCCAGTAGCCGGAGTGCTACCCGCAGTGTTTATCGGCTTGAGGCCGAAGGCAACATTAGTGTTTGCCATTGCTTACTCCTTACTTTGTAGGAGGTCAGCCATCTGACTTACCTCCGAATGATACACGGCTTTTCCTATCCGTATGGATAGGCATTGAGGGATGTTGTTCCCTCATTAGGCTTTGGTCCACGGCTTCCATTTGTTGACGGGTCTGCTCCCGATAATATTCAGTTCGCTCTTCTACCGTTTCCTCTGGGATACGAGCAAGCATTAAACCACCTACTCCTATTACACCTGCATGCTGACCTTCATCGATAGTTGGATACTTACCAGCCATCTCTGGATATTCATCAGCCCTTACAGGCTCCCAACCTTCCCGGATCTTAGAGTTTACATTCATCTTGTCATCCTCCCCACGAAGTGAGGTACGAATCCAACGATGCTTATAACCTTCTGGTGCTTCCGGGGCCTCCAGCTTAGAAGGAGGTGCCCAAGGCTTTCTTCTTTGGGTCTTTGCGCGAGTTGTCGCTTCGCGTGGCGTTCTTGTAGAATCAGTCATCTCTTACTCCTTAACATACTTAGCATATTCTTCGAGCGGAACATTCAACCGCTTCGCTATTGCAATCTGCGAAGGAGTCAATTTGACTGTTCTGCGCCCCTTTCCTGACGGTGCTTTAGAAGCACTGGACTCCGCAGAAGCGACTCGGGGTCCAGAATCTCCGCGTTTTGTTTCCTTAAACTTCTGTGGAAACTCTGAGCGAATCCTCTTGTCAAGTTCAGTATAGTACTCATCGGACGTTGGGTCAAATCCTTCGTCCTCAATTAATTGCCTATGCAGCCCAAAAGCAGCATAAGTCATGGTTTGATCAGTGCCAAACCATTCATTTTTCGATGCCCACGCCTCCGCCTTGGGGTCAGGAGGAGCAGGTTGTTGCTGCGCCTGTTGCTGTGGAGCCGGAGCATTACGAAGTTCTTCTCTAGCCGCAACATCTCTTTCTTGTCTTTTACGAGCCTGTTCAAGTTGAGCTTCATCAATAGCCAAACGACTTATGTTCTTCTGAGCCTCAAACATCCCATCGGCATCACCCTCATCGTAAGCCTTTTGATATGCTTGTTTTGCAGCTTCTACTTGAGATTTAATCCTAGTGTCAAACTCACCAACATAGGACTGATCTAAAGATTCCAGACGTTGCTTTAACTCTTCATTTTGTTTCTGAATAGTCTCAGCATAAGCCACTGCCTTCTTCGTGCGTTGCTCCTCCTCACGATATCTAGACGTTAGCTTATTAATTCTGTTCTGCACAGATTTGGAATACTGCTCTAACTCCTCCTCTTTTGCTTCAGCTTCTTCCCCTTTCTCCTCCTGTTGTTGTTCCTCTTCAACAACTTCGACTTCAGAAGAAGTATCTTCTTCCTTTTCTTCAACAACTTCGATTTCTTTTACTTCGGTTTCTGCGGCGTTAGTTGACACAACTACCCTCCGTATGACTTGATATCGTCAGGATCGACGATGGTTGCGATGACTTCGTCATCGTTGATAATGCGGACTTCACCACCCTCGATACTAAACCGAGAGCCAGCGTAGCGACCGATACACACCCAATCACCCACCTTACACCAAGGGTCACCGCCACCAAATTTGTCGGCATCCTTGTATGCTAGAGGTCCAACCTTGACGACATAAGCCACAACAGTAGCCTTTGACTCACGGTCTCTAACTTGATCAGGAACATAAACACCCCCTTCAGTCTTATCACGACCCATATACGGCATGACTAATATGCGCCATCCAGTGGGCTGTGGTATTCTTTCTGTAAGGGATTTTTTCTTCGCGGCCTCTTCGGCCTTCTTTTTCGCCTCGCGTTGCGCGACAACGTAGTCAGGTACTATCAGTGTCTTCGACATAATTCACCTTTTTCAGCAGGGCCTTTAGTTCATCAAGAGCATAAGCGACACCCTGTATTTCGCCGACTCTTGCTTTGTAGTCTTCCCAATTGGAAACACTACCACTTGAAATGGATTGACTTATGTCATCCATTCTATCAGTCAGTATTTTATTGTACTGACTGATAAATTGTAGAATGTCCATACATACCCCTTATTTTTTCTTTACAGTGCCCCCACGCATACGACGCATAGCCATCTTCTTAGCCTTGTTCATGCCACCCATCATCCTTTTGGCTACAACTTTACCACCACGGTTGCGACGCATTACTTTCTTCTTAGCTCCGGGCATCTTCTCGTCTCCTTCTTCGGGTTAAGATTAGACTTATGTAATCTTCTTTCGTGTAGTTTTCGTAATATCCAACTTTTTCAAGTTTTTTACTAGCATCATCTAGTTCTGACAGCCTTTGTATGAACACCATTGTAAAGTTTGTTTGAAAAGCCAGCAACCACAAATCTAGTTTATGCACTGAAAACCATTCATTCATAGCCGAACAAATAGCTTCAACTTGTTCATAAGGCTGTTCTGCATTTTCCTCTGTACAAATAACTACGGAATACTTCTTACCAAAATTCTTACATTGAGATGCTACTGTGCGCCACAAATCTTCTGTGTCCAGACAATCTACAACTCTTAACTTATCGTCATGTAGTGCTTTCTTTGCAAAAGGACAAGGAGCAAAACCAGCGTCCTTGTCTACCACACTCAAATCAGTATGCACCCACTCCTCTATGAGTTCTCTCATTTTTTACGAGACACCAATAAGTCTTGAAAAGAAGTTTGTTGGCTTACTCGGAGAGTAAAACTGTCCTTTAGGTCTTCTTGTGCTTTTTTTTAAACCAAGACTTTCCAAAGCTTTTTCAAATATATTAGACTCTCGTCCAACTCGATACATGCCTCTTGCATCTTGTGTCATGTTGGTAACATCTGTGCCGCCTGTGGCACCTGCCAGTTGTACAATGCCACCTGAAAGAGGACTACCAAGGAAAGAACTTTGATCCGGCCTAAACTCTGGACCCATTATCTGTCCCGAAGGAAGACGGGCACCATCTGGAACTTTTGAAAAATCTTTATTTATTAAATCTCTTACAGACATTCCGTGCTCGTCTAGAAAAGATTCAACCTCTGGACTTAGTTCCACAGAATTTCTACCAAGAAACTCGCCAAAGGTGTCAATCAGCGCAAGCTCCTCTGCGGCAGTTTTTGGAGTTGTAGAGTTTTTTATTAAGCCTTCTAGCTCGGTAGGAGTTAGATTTCCTCGAGGTGCATTGAAATTTACCCCAGAAAATTCATCTGGAGTATACCCACTCAGCATTACGCCAATGTCACCCATCTCGTCATCCACTCCACCAAAATATTGTCCGGTGTCAGTGTCCGCCGCGTATGTATAAGTGTCCTGATAAGCCTGAAGTGCTTTGTCAAGGGCTGGCGAAATATTCGTTGTCTCACCACTCAAAGGATTAGTGCCTCCGAAGCGCTGTTCAAATCCTGCTAAGTCAGGGGAAGCACCACGAGGCATGAAATCCAGTGAGCTTGTAGAAACTCCCGGGACATTAGGCGTTGTAAAATCATCTATAACATTTCTTAGAGCAGAGCCAGCATCTTTAAAACCTTGTACAGCCTGCCCCGGTATCTGTGCAAAAGATCTACCAAGACCACCATATGTCTCACCCCTAGCTATCATTTCAGGAGTGGGAGCCATTGCATCTTGAGGTAAAGGCTGACCTGCAATTCCTGTAACTTTGTTTGTCAAAGCTCTTGCAAGCATACCCATGCCACCTGTCACGCCCATAGCAATGTTGTCCGTGCCGCTGTAGTTTCTATCATAAGTAGCTATCGGACCCAGAACAGTTGGTGTTCCATCTCTTCTACTAAAGATACCAGACTGTAGGCCCGGTCTAACTTGACCCCTAAGATCAAAAGCTTGAGGATTGACATTAGGATCAATGTCTCGATTATAGCCCGGAAGATTAGGATCATTATATGGATTTAAATACTGATCATATGCTCTGTTAATGGCTCTTTCTGTCGGATCTGCATAGCCATACTTGTCTTGATATGTTTCTAAATCTGAACGACCAACTTCGGAACCTGACTTTCCACTGTAATAATCCGCAGCATCAATACCCATTGACTTGCCGTCAGACATTAGAACCGTTTCCCCAAGAGCATTCTTTTTGCCGTAGACTTGACCAGTTAGCCTGCCTACGTTGGGATCGGTTTTAACCTGCCCAGAGCCAATGCCGAGCCTTTGTGCGGCCTTAACTAAATCATACCCAGAAGTGTCCACGCCACCCGGATTTGATCTGTTTCTGTCGTACAAAGAAAGAGAATCAGCCCTACTTATAGGTCCTCTGCGGGAGGTGTATAAATTAACAAACTGGTCAAGACCAGCCTTCGGACTTTTGAACATAGGAAAGCTTTCTCTAATAGCCATCCCTGTTCTGCTAGGGTTGTCCATGTAGGAGCCTACAATCGAATCAATAACACCTTGGTTACTCGCTCCAGAAGAGTCAGAACCACCCGGGTCAAAACCTCCGAAGTCGTAGCTGTCCATATTTATGCCAGCGGCTTGAGCGGCGGCAGCGGCTATGTCTTGCTGTAAGTCCTGATCAAGATCTTCGTCAGAAAGAGCCATTTACTTTACCTGTACTGCTCTTGGGTTAGCCATGTAAATCTTTCCTGTGCCACGAACAAATTTATTTTCTTTTACCGTTGGCGTTGCACAAACTGATTTTCCGTGTCCAGCTTTTACCACCTTTGTCTTGTCCATAGTATTCTCCAATATAACTGAGCCGCCATCTCTGCGCTGCCGTCCTTCCTTTATAAGCTTTTTTGCTTGCTTAGTCGAGACACCAATGTCTTCCGCAAATTGTGCTGCTCTAGGTCGTGCCATCCTACTTCCTATTCATCCAAGCCGTTGCACCCATATAGGCCCCAACAATACCCGCGCCCGAAATATAAAACAAATTACTAATGTCGCTTAACGCATTAATTCTTTCTATACTAATCCAAGGCAAAAACATCATAAAAGTAAATATGCCCATAGCTATCAAAGTTGCTGTAGCCATGCGTCGTTGAGCAAGCTGCTTGCGTAACTCATACTCGGTTTTCTTAATTTCCTTGGCGTGTTCAAGCTCCTCGTCGGTAACTACCCCGTCGCCATCCATATCGTACTGGTCGTACTCGCTGTCTTTCTGAAGGCGTTTTGACATCACTTCTTCCCAAAAAACTTAGCGGCACCGCGCATACCAAAACTGGCAGCAACGATAGTACCCAAAGTATATTGATAGTATTGCGGCATGGCCTCAAGAGCAGTAAACCCATCAGATACAATTTGTCTCCCCCAATCTCCACAGAAGGCTAGGATAAGCGGGATCGAGAACAGGATAGTAAGCCATTCGTCTTTCCAGCTATGTGCAGAAGCATCAGCCATTTTGAGATCCCAGTCAATCTCTCCTGTAGCTTTCTTCTCCATGATGACAGCTTCTGCCTTGGCTTTAGCAACCTTTGCACCAGCCTCCGCCTTTGTCTTCTCAACCTTACCCTCTAGCCATGTT